TAAAAGAGCTCATTATCAAAATAATTCATTAGATATGTTATTTGAATTAGGTGAGTTTTTTACTCAGTGTAAACGTGACTATCCTTGTCTATTTATTGCTTTATCTCAACTTAATAGGAATATTGATAATCCAGAAAGAGCTATAGATGGTAAGTATGGTAACTATATTCTTGAGTCAGATATATTTGGTTCAGATGCTATGTTACAACATGCTGATACTTTAATTGGTATTAACAGACCTGCAAAACAAAAGATTAGATTCTATGGGCCTGATAGATATATAATTGAAGATGATAAAACTATAGTATTACATTTTCTTAAAGCAAGAAATGGTGATACTAGAATGAGTTTCTTTAAAGCAAAATTTGAATCAATGCAACTTGAAGAGATGCCTACTCCGGGAGTTCAAGAAAGAAGATAATATGATAAGTACTAAAAATTTAAATAATACAAAAGAAATGGCAATAACACCTGATGAACGTAAAGCTAAGGTAAATGCTTTAAGAGAAGAGCATGAAGATTACTTCCAAACTAATGGGATAATTAATGCATTATATATTCCTAAGATGGCTTATAGGCCAAGTGGTAAAGATGAACTATATGTTAGTTTCTTTCCTAGTGAGTTTGAAAAGAATGAAGATATTTATACTGAATTTGTAAGTATAAATTATGATACAGAAGATCCAAAAAGAACTTTGTATCTTCATAAGCACAATCCTCATTGGAAAGAAGAGTATGAATTAATTGAATCAAGTACTGGATTTATAAGACATATAATCCCTGTTAGTGAACTAAAAATTATAAATGATGTAACAAATAGAGGTAAATTAATCCATGATTTTGCTAATCCAGATTTACCAGATCCAGATAAGAAAGAAGCACCTGGATTAGTTGAAGCTTTGCTTGATATTAATAAAACACTTAAAGCAATTCAATTAACATTAAATAGTATCCTTAATAAATAAATAAATATGGCACAAAGTGTATTAGTGTAAATAAATGTCTATCTTTGTATAAATACATAAAATATGGAAACAAAGAGAGAATACTATTTATATAGACACATTAGATTGGATACAAATGAACCTTTTTATATTGGTATAGGAACAATTATCATTTCTAAATATAAAATAACAACAGATGAAAGAAAATATAAAAGAGCTTATTGTATAGCTAGACGTAGTAAATTTTGGAAAAATATTATTAAGAAAACAAAATATACTGTTGAAATATTGTTTGTGTCAAATGATAAAACTTTTATTGAAAATAAAGAAATTGAGTTTATTAAACTTTATGGTAGAAAAGATATTAATACAGGTAGTTTAGTAAATCATAATATGGGTGGTTTAGGTTTAAATGGAAAAAAACTTACTATAGAACATAAAGCTAAAATTGGAAAAGCAGCATTTGGTAATACTAATATGCTTGGAAAAAAACATAGTGAAGAAACAAAAAAACTTATATCAATTGCTCATAAAGGAAAATCTATTTCTAAAGAACATAAAGAAATATTAAAAAAAAGAATGTCTGGTATAAATAATCATAGGGCAATGTTTACTGAAAAAGATATAATCAAAATACGTAGTTTATATGCTGATAAAAATATTAAAATTACTCAGCAAAAACTAGCAAATATGTACAAAACTGATCAAGGGTCAATAAGTGCAATTGTAAATAAAAAAAAGTGGAAAATAAATAATTAATCTTAAAACAAAAAATTTTGGCACAATCAATTCTTATCATTGCTGACTCAGGGACAGGTAAATCAACATCTATCAGGTACTTAAATCCTGATGAAACATTTGTAATTAATATTGCAAATAAACCACTACCTTTTAAAGGTTGGAAAGGAATGTATACGGCTATTTCAAAAGATAACCCAAAAGGTAATCTTGCATCAGCTTCATCAGCTGCTGGCGTTGTTAAAGCAATATTACATGTTAATGAAAAAATGCCTCACATCAAAACTTTAGTTGTAGATGATTGGCAATATATGAGTTCTTTTGAATATTTTGATAGAGCAAATGAAAAAGGTTATGAAAAATTTACTCAAATTGCAGCAAACTTAGCTCAGGTAGCTAAATTACCTAAAGATTTAAGAGATGATCTAACTGTATTCTTTTTGACTCACTCAGAAGATGCAACTGATATTAATGGAAATAGAAAAATTAAAGCAAAAACAATTGGTAAAATGATTGACAATGCTTTAACTTTGGAAGGTCTATTTTCTATAGTTTTATTTGGCAAGGTTATTAAAAATGATGATGGTGAACTTACCTATGGTTTTGACACACAAAACAATGGAGAGAACACATGTAAATCACCCCAAGGTATGTTTGAGGAAAGCTTCATCCCAAACAACCTGCAATTTGTAAAAGATTGCATTAAAAAGTATGAAGAATAAATAAAAATCAATTAATTAAAAAAAGTAATTATGTTAAGTACTAAAGACATGTCAGCCGCTTCAGGCAAAGAGAAACCAGTAATTGGAACAGGAAATCACAAAGTAAAAATTAATTCAATTAGTTTTGATAAAACCCCTTATGATGCTAATGCATACAATATTATATTGCATGTAGAAACAGAACCTATAACAGGAGATTTTCAAGGATTTTTAAAAGATATGAATAAACCTGATGGACCACGTTATGAAGGTCAAGTAGGTAAAGTAAGATATTCTCCATATCCATATAAAGACACTACATTACCAAGTGGTAAAGAAATTAGTAGAGATACTGAGGTAATGAAAGCAATGATATTTTTAGCTGAAGCTTTAGATAAAAGAGCTGGATTAGATGCTATCCAAGCTAATACAATTGAAGAGTGGATGGTAAAATGTGATAAATTGTTATCAGGTCCAACATATGTTAATGTATGTCTTGGTGCACGTGAGTGGGAAAACACTGAAGGTTATGTAAACAATGATCTTTATTTACCTAAAATTAGTAAAGAAGGTGTACCTGTAGAAGCATTAGATGTTGAAAAATCTAAATTATTAATTTTTGATAGCAATAATACAAATCATTTGAGAAAAATAGATAAAAAAAATTCTCCTACAACAAGTCAGTTTGAGCCTGCTTCAACTGGTTCTGGTGATGATTTTGATTTGTAATAATTAACTTAATTATGGGACTGGCTGTAATATGTCAGTTCCATTTTTATTTATATTCTCAATATGTTTAACACAAAAAATTTAGTATTAGAAGATTCAGATGTTCCCAGCTATTGGGTATTTCAATATTATTTAAATTTATCAGAACCCTTAACAGGTCAAGATGTGAAGATTAAATCAATCTTTAATCCTAATGATAAAACTCCTAGCTTTTGTATATATGTAGATAAATCTGTTAATGTATATAAATTCAAAGATTTTTCAACTGGTAAAAATGGCAATAAAATAGACTTAGTTAAACTTATGTTTAATATGGAATATAAAGATGCTGTTAGAAAAATAGTAGATGATTACAACAATTATGTTAAAACAACTGATTTTGAACAAGTTTCTTTTAAGGTTCAGGCAAAATGGGAAATTGATTTTGTTAATACAAGACAGTGGACTGAAAATGATGGTAGATATTGGCTAAACTTTAGAATAGGATCAAGCTTATTAAAAGAATATAATGTCAAACCTATTGAATACTATAACTTAATTAAAGAAGAAGAGGGTGATGTTAAGAAATTAAAGATTGAAGGTCATTCTATTTATGGATATTTTGATAAAGATGATGAGTTATATAAAATATATCAACCATCAAGTAAACATAAATTTCATAAAGTGAAGTCATATCTTCAAGGTTTTGATCAATTAACTTACACTCAACCTTTTTTAGTTATTTGTTCATCATTAAAAGATGCTTTGTGTCTTAAAAGCATTGGTTATAATATTGAAGTATTAGCACCAGATAGTGAAAATACAATAATCAAACCTTATGTTATTGAACATTTAAAAAAGAAATATAAAAAAGTAATTACATTCTTTGATAATGATACTGCAGGTAATCTAGCAATTAATAAATATAAAACTTTATACAATCTAGATGGTTTTGTTTTACCTTTATCTAAAGATATAAGTGATTCTATGCGTGAACATGGTTTTGATATTGTACATCAAACATTAAAACCTTTACTTAAAGAAATTTTAAACAAATAAATAAATGAAATGGTTTATACCGGGCTCAGTCCCAAGTAGTAAGAATGGTAGAAGATGGACCGGTAAGTATTTTATAACAAGTAAAACTGTTGTAAATTATAGAAAAGTAGCTAAAGATTATTATGCAATGTATGCAGATGAATTTAAAGCTGAATTAGCTAAACATAATCCGCCTGTAAGCATTCAATTCACCTTTATTAGAGGAAATAAACATAAGTTTGATTATATTAATCCTGCACAGACAGTGCAAGATGATATGGTTACATTTGGTTGGATTGAAGATGATAATGCAGATTGTATATTACCTGTATTTGTAGAATACAAATATGATAAACTTAATCCTGGAGTAATTATAGAAATTTTACCAGATGGCAAGAATAACAGTTAAAGAGTTTTTTTCATTACGTGAAATGTTTATGGGTTTAGATGAAGATTTTCAATTAGCTTTGGAAAACTATAAAAACTTAGACTTTGATGACAAAGATATTTTAGATTTATTATTTACTAAATCATTATTGTTTGACAAAAGAACACGTTTTCTTAATGCTATTGGTAGAATTTATAAATCTGAAACATTAGTTGGTAAAAACATTAATTCAATGATTAAAGATGCCGGGGATTATGTTGTTTACAAGAAAATATTATTAAAAATATTATACCCACAAAAATGATAAATATACAAGATGGTGTTGCAAGAACCACCAAGACTTTAATTTTAGATGAGCCCTTTTATGGGCTTTTTTTAATTGGTATAAATAAACAATTCAGTGATCGTATACCTACTGCAGGTGTAAGTAAACATGGAATTGGTATGCAGTTAACAATCAACCCTAATTTCTTCACTAATTTGAGTGAACCACATAGAGTTGGATTGATTAAGCATGAATTATTACACATAGCATTTGGTCATTTGTTAATGAGAGATCTATATTCTGATCACAAGTTATTTAATATAGCTGCAGATCTAGAGATCAATCAATATATTAATCCAAATATGCTACCAGACGGTGGATTATTACTAAGTAGTTTTCCTGAATTAAATCTTCCTATAAAAGCAGGAACAAAAGTCTATTATGAACTATTAGAAAAGGCTAAAGAAGATGGAACATCTCCTTCATTAGATTCATTAATGGATCAAATGGATGGTGAATCAGAGTATTGCCATAGTACATGGGAAGAATTTGATGAGTTACCTGAAGCTGATAAAAAACTTGTTCAAAAACAAATAGACCATCAGTTAAAAGAAGCTGCAGAACAAACTGTTAAAAAACAAGGAAATGTTCCTGGTGAGTTAAGTGAATTAATTGCAAAGTTATTTCACATAGAGCCAGCTAAGTTTGATTGGAAAGCTTATTTGAGAAGATTTGTTGGAAATTCATCTGTAGTATATACTAAAAAGTTGAGACGTAAATACAATAAAAGATATGCTGAAAACCCAGGACTAAAGATTAAATTTAAAAATCACATTCTTGTTGGTATTGACACATCTGGATCTGTAAATACAGAAGAACTTAAAGAGTTTTACAATGAGTTATGTCACATGACTAAAACAGGGCACAAGATTACTGTTGCACAGTGTGATACAACACTTAGAACTGTAGAAGAGTTTAACCCAAAAAAAGATTGGGCTATACATGGTAGAGGCGGAACAAGTTTCCAACCTGTAATTGACCATTATAATGAAAAAAAGTGTTATACAGCACTAATATATTTGACAGATGGTGAAGCATGGGCTCCATCAAATTGTCCAAAAAATGCTTTATGGGTATTGAGTAGTATATCTACAATGAATGAAGAGTTGCCTGGTAAGGTTATTAAACTAAATTAATTATGAGAACATTTTATGACTATAGAGGTGTAAAAAGAAAAGATGCTCAAAAGTATCCCGTACAAGGTAAAGTAATATTAAAAAGTAAAAAGTATTGGTTGTGTTGGATTTATAAAGATAACCATTGGTTAGAAGGACAAGCATTAAAAAAAGGATTTATTGTAGCTCCTAGAACCATTTACTTATACAATATTTATATTGCTAGATCTTTTTGGGATGCATTAAAGTATTTTATAAAAATAAGTTTTAAAAAGAACACTTAAAATAGAAGACTAATGAAAAAAGTAAAAGTTATTAAACTAAACTAATTATGGGAAGATATTATAATGGAGACATAGAAGGTAAATTTGCTTTTGCTATTCAAAATAGTGATGCTGCAGATAGATTTGGTGTAATAGGAAAACCACCAG